TGAGATCCCGAACTTTTCGTGATCTGAGTGTGAAAGAGGAAATGGCCTCTCTGAAGGACAAAATGGAATTTTACAATTCCTTCCTTCAGCAAGCCACTAAGATGTGTGAGCATAGAGGCGACACGACGGTCTTTGACCCCGGTCCCGTATCTCCCACTCTTAAGCATCTGCTCAGGGGAATTTGTACATCCCTTAAGTCGGACATTGAGTCATCTCTTCCTTTACTCTTGATGAGCAAAAAGTGAAGAAAACATGGTAAGAACCACCTTTTGGTACCTACCTAAGACTTAAAGAGCAGTTCGCCACTGTTCTGATGAGACTTCATCCTTGCTAAAGGAGTTCAGTCATGCTGCTTATGCAACATCATCAGGATGGGCTTCTGCGACGGTTAACTGTCATTGGCATTCCCATGTATACCATCGGTCCTTTTGTTGACCTTATGGTTAAATGGGAGTCATGTTCTGGTGTGGAGTGGACCATTAAGAGGCTAAAAAGCCTCAAAGTGGATCTCATCCGCCGCCGGTCTGGCCAGGAACCTCTCACCTGGGTTCGAAAGAATCGTAATGGTGATGTCCGAGGTTTGATCGGTTCTCTTTTCAGATGGGCTGACAAATCCGAGAGGAATTTCAGTAGATGTGTACAGGCATTTTGTGCCTACACATTCTATATTCTACCTTCTGTTACAGAAGCGCAGAAAAAGAAATTTCTCGAAGGAATCAACCCTGAGAAAGGGGATGGATTAAGCCTTGAGTTTCTCAATGGCTTTTCCAGATCAGTTCAGAACATTGTACGGAAACGGGAGGTACATTCTGTACCTGCACCGCTTGTGACTTATCAGGGTTCCCCTGAGAAGAAGGCTCCTACCGTATACGGTCGGTCTGTACCACAGGACCAGAAAATAATGGATGAAATCCGTTATTTTGAGACTGGTGGTGGTATGCACTTGTACCGTAGGTATCAGAGGCTTTACAAACCTTTGATGCAAGGTGTGGGTTCCTTCCAGTTAGAAATTGATTCAATGAGTCCACAATATGTAGACAAATTGTTTCATGATCGCACTGTATTAGGTGGAGAAATCCACTTCATACAGGAACCTGGAGGAAAGTTACGCAGTATTGCGTCACCCTTTCGATTACACCAAGAGGCTCTTAGGCCTTTGGGTCTTGAGCTGTATTCTGTAGTCAAGTCACTTCCGTGGGATTGCACCTTCGATCAAATGAAGGGAATCCCCCACATCCAATCTGCCCTTCAGGAAGGGCGTCAGGTCCATTCTGTAGACCTTTCTTCGGCAACCGACCATTTTCCACTCCGTTTACAGGAGATGGCCTTAAAAACCATCCTCTGCGAATCCGATTGGGATTACGTGAATCTCTTCTGTGAGATATCGCGCGGACAATGGCGATCACCATTAGGAGGAAAACTTCAATGGACAAAAGGTCAGCCACTTGGTTTGTACCCAAGTTTTGCTGCCTTTACCCTGACACATGGTTTGTTGCTTTACCACTTGTCAAAGTGTGACTATCATAGTCAGTACTTTGTGGTAGGCGATGACGTAGTCATTCTTGAAGAAAAGCTCTTCAATGATTACGTTTCCATGCTTGATAGGATGTCGTGCCCTTGGTCCTCAGATAAATCCATCTCTTCTACAACTCTTTCTGAGTTTGCTGGAAAGATCATCACTGCTACTGGGGTTATACCCCAGTTAAAGTGGAGGAGAATGTCAGATGACAATTTCCTGGATATCTGTAGGATGCTAGGCTCGAGGAGCCGCAGCCTGCTTAACAGTAGGCAAAAGAGGGTGTTTGATGGGGTCGCACATTTATGCGAACCTATTGGTTTAAATCAGTCTATTCCAGGTGACAACCTGGAAAAGATGGTTAACCGCACACTCACCTTTTACCGACCAGTCGAGAAAGTCTTAGGTACCCTTTTGGGCCTAAGAAGAAGATTGAACCAAGTGGTCCACTCTTCTGTGTTTGACTTTAACTCTGATGAGTTATTGTCAATTTGCACCACTTTCGACGAGAAAGTGAAGTTGGTGTTGTCGCAAACTGTGTTCTCCAACTGGGATTGTTTTCAATCCCTTGGGTTGGAATCAGTTTCGTCTCTACCGTCGGCTCTTGGCTTGAGGCCAAGATTACCTTTGTCGATGTATGCCTCCACGAGGAGGACAACGTTGGACAGGTATGAGGCACTCCTTGACAGGAGACCCTAGTGACCCATCCGAG